CACACCGCAGTTCGCCGAGCTCCTGCGCTCGATCGGTGTCGAGCCGCCAACGAAGAAGAGCCCCGCAACCGGACTGCCGATCCCGGCGCTGGCCAAGAACGATGCGCTGTTCCAGGCGATGCTGAACGGCGAAGACGAGAACCTCGCGCTGCTGTGCGAGGCGCGCCTGAAAGTCAAGAGCACAACCGAGCGCACGCGGGCTCAGCGCTTCCTCGACATCAGTGCGCGCGGCCCCCTGCCGGTACCCCTGTCCTACTACGGTGCGCTGAGCGGGCGCTGGACGGCCGCCCGGGGCAGCGCCATCAACATGCAGAACCTGAAGCGCGGGTCGTTCCTGCGCAAGGCACTGATGGCCCCCAAGGGCTACGTCATCGGCGTGGTGGACCTCTCACAGATCGAGCCGCGCACGCTGGCGTGGACGTCCGACTACGAAGACCTGCTCAACATCTTCCGGGCCAAGGGCGACCCGTACGCCACATTCGGCGAGACGATGTTCAACCTCCCCGGCATGAACAAGGAGACGCACCCGGTGCACCGGCAGTCGGCCAAGTCCGGCATGTTGGGCGCGGGCTATCAGCTGGGGTGGGCGTCGTTCGCAGCGCAGCTGCTGGTGGGCTTTCTGGGCGCCCCGCCCGTGCGCTACGGCAAGGAGTTCGCCAAGCAGCTGGGGATCGATCGCAGCTACATCGAGCGCTTCCTCGACTACACGCCGAACGTCCTGGCGATGGGTGAGATCCCGCACAGCTGCACCGGGCAGGAGCTGCTCGTGCACTGCGTGGTGGCCCACAAGATCATCGCGCTGTACCGCGCGGCCGCGTACCCGGTGGTGGGCCTGTGGAAGCGCTACGAGCAGCTGATCCCCAGCGCGCTGGCTGACGGCGAAGAAGCTTGGGTCAAGTGCTTCCTGTTCCGCAAGGAAGAGATCGTGCTACCCAACGGCATGAGCCTGCTGTACCCGAACCTGCGTCAGGAGAAGGACGACGAGGGCAAGAAGCAGTGGGTCTACGGCACCAACGCCACCAAGCTGTACCCGGGCAAGGTGTGCAACAACACCAATCAGGCGCTGGCGCGTATCGTGATGACCGATGGCCTGCTGCGCATCGACAAGCGCTACCGGGTGGTGGGCAGCGTGCACGACGAGGGGCTGATGATGCTCCCCGAGAACGAAGCAGACGAAGGGTTGAAGTGGTGCATCGAGCAGATGACCATCGAGCCCAAGTACCTGCCAGGAATCCCCCTGGCAGCCGACGGTGGCTGGCACAAGCGGTACGGGCTGGCCAAGAACTGAGGAGCAACCATGCAAGAACTTCCGGTCCGATTCAAGCTGAAGCGTCAGTGGTACAGCGTCAAGCAGTACCCGTTGACACACAACAGCTGCCAGGGGCGGCTGCACCCGAACCGCCGGGCAATCGAGATCTTTGCCGGGCGCAAGCGTGCGCCGCGCAAGCCGGCCGAGATTCGCCAGACCTTCTGGCACGAAGTGACGCACGCAATTCTGCACCAGATGGGGCACCCGCTGTGGAACAACGAGACGTTCGTCGAGGAGTTCTCGCAGCTGCTCAGTCAGGCTATTGATACTGCCCAGTTCAAGGACGCGTACAACAGTGCAGAGGATCCGCCGTGGCCGAAGAAGTGAAGATCAAGTTTTCCCACAGTTCGTTAAAAGATTTCGAGGGCTGCGCCCGGCGCTATCACGAGGTCAAGGTCTTGCGGAAGTATCCGTTCCAAGAGACCGACGCCACGCGCTACGGCACCGAGGTGCACGCCGCCATCGAGAGCTACATCCTGAACGACACGCCTCTCCCGGACATGTACGCGCAGTTCAAGCCGGTGGTGGACGCGGTGCTCAGCAAGCGTGGACGGCGCTTCCCAGAGCTCGAGATGGCGGTGACCAAGGACCTGCAGCGCTGTGACTGGAGCGAGCCTGAGGCGTGGGCGCGGGGCATCAGCGACCTTACGATCGTGGACGACGACAACATGACGGCCTGGGTTGTCGACTGGAAGACGGGCAACAACAAGTACCCCGATCGGGATCAACTGGTGCTCATGTCCCTGATGACTTTCATCTGGTTCCCGCACGTCATGAAGGTCAACTCGGCGCTGCTGTTCATCGTGAAGGGGACGATGACCAAGATGCAGATGCGCCGCGAGCAGGCCGAGCAGTTCTGGTGGAAGTACCGGGAGCGCGTAGCGCGCCTGGAAGCCAGCTTTGCCACCGGCGTGTGGAACCCGCGGCAGACCCCTTTGTGCGGTTGGTGTGTTTGCACCGGCTGCGAGTTTCACCCCAAACACTGAAGGAGCATCATGGGCATCGTTACCGCTATCGAGCTGACTTTCAACGCTGAGACCAACGAAACGGGCATGCGTTTGAGCTCCGCTTTCAAGATGTTGCTGACGAACGAAGAGCGAGCACTCATGCTGGACAAGTGGCAAACTTCTCTGCTGGAGCAGTACCACCGGTACGCCTTGTTGGCGCTGGCCGACAAGCAGTCGAAAGCTACCCCCACTGGAGAAAGCGATGACCCAGAAAAACGGAGTTCGGAACTACAAGCACGCGTACAAGCTGCAGAAGAAGACCGGCGAGACGCAGGACCAGATCGAGCGCCAACGGGCCCGGCGTGAGTACGACGCCGCCGGCATCGACCGGGCGGGCAAGGACATCGATCACATCAAGCCCATTCGGGCCGGCGGCAAGAGCGTGAAGGGCAACACCCGGCTGCGCTCGCCGAAGGCGAACCAATCAGACAACGGGAAGTGACCATGGAACATCCAATGCAGGACATCGAGAAGGATACGAACGGCGTCATTCGTTTCCGGCGCAACGACATCGTGCGAGCGCTGCTGGATACCGGCAAGCTCAACATGAATGATCTGGCGCTGCTGCCCTTCTCCGACGAAGATCGACGACAGTTCGCGCAGCTCATCGGGTATAGCATCAGTGGGTACTGTGATCTGAGCTACGTGTCCGAGGCAGACGCCGACGCCGTAGATGCTGCGGTGGAGGCGGCCTATGGAGATCGTTGAAAATCGCGCGGTGTTGATCAAGACGCGCAACCCTGAGAAGTACAACATCATCCCCAAGAGCAAGGTCGTTGCCGAGCACCCCGGTGGCGGCTACACGGTCGCCGTGTTCTGGGGTCTGGACGAGATGCGGGTGCTGCGCAACCTGGGCGTGAAGGACGCCCCCTCTCCGATCAAGCGCAACTACAACTGGCCCGGGCGCTACACCCCGATGGCGCACCAGATCGAAACGTCAGCGTTCATGACCATGCATCGGCGCTGCTTCTGCTTCAACGAGCAGGGTACTGGCAAGACGTTGTCCGCGCTGTGGGCGGCCGACTACCTGATGAATCGCGGTGAGGTGCGCCGGGTGCTGGTGATCTGCCCGCTGTCGACGATGCAGAGCGTTTGGATCGGGGACATCAACAACAGCATCATCCACCGATCGGCAATCGTGGCTCACCACTCGGACGCGCTGCGCCGCATCGAGATGATCCAGGGCAGCTACGAGTTCGTCATCAGCAACTACGAGGGCATCGAGCTGATTGCGCGGGCCATCAACAACGACGGGCGGTTCGATCTGATCATCGTGGACGAGGGCAACGCCTACAAGAACACGCAGACCGATCGCTGGAAGGCGCTGGCCACCATCGTGCACCCCCAGACCTACCTGTGGATGATGACGGGCACACCGGCAGCGCAGTCGCCGGTGGACGCCTACGGGCTGGCCAAGCTGGTGAACCCGAGCGGAGTGCCGCGCTTTCAGACCGCATGGCGCGACAAGGTGATGAGGAAGGTGACCAAGTTCAAGTGGGCGCCGCAGGAGGACGCCAAGGAGACGGTCAACGAAGCGCTCCAGCCCGCGATCCGGTTCACCAAGGCCCAGTGCATGGACCTGCCACCGGTGGTCACCGAGGTGCGCAACGTCGAGATGACGGCCCAGCAGACCAAGTACTACAAGCTCATCAAAGAGCAGATGCTGGCGCAGCTGGCGGGTACCACGATCACGGCAGTCAACGCCGGGGTGGTGGTCAACAAGCTCCTGCAGATCAGCGCCGGTGCCGCCTACGCCGACGACAAGGAGACGGTGGTGTTCGACTCGACGCCGCGGTTGAAAGCATTGAAGGAGATCATCGAGGGGACCAATCGCAAGGTTCTTGTCTTTGCCCTTTTCCGTTCCTGCATCGAGACGATCGTGCAGTACCTCGACAAGCTGGGCGTGGCCAACGCGCAGATCCACGGCGACGTGAACCAGACCAAGCGCGGGCAGATCATCAACGACTTCCAGAACAGCCCGGAGGTGCGGGTGCTGGTGATGCAGCCCTACGCCACGGCGCACGGGATCACGCTGACGGCCGCCGACACGGTCGTGTTCTACGGCCCGTTGATGAGCGTTGAGATGTACCTGCAGTGCATCGCGAGATCTGACCGCAAAGGCCAGGATTCGGATAAAGTGACCGTCTTCCACATTCAGAGCAGTCCGGTTGAAGTGCGCCTGTTCAAGGCGATGGCCGCGAAAGTGGACGATCAGGCGCTGCTGGTGAGCATGTTCGAAAGTGAGATGAAAATTTGAAAGGAGGGGGTTGCGTACGGGAAAGATGCGTGTATGATTGTCAAAGGTTGGACAAAACAACCGTTCAAGGAGCTACAGACATGACCGAAGAAACCGCTGTCCCAATGGACAAGTTGGCCCGCGTGTATCGCAAGATCCGCGGCAAGATGCAAGAGATGACCAAGGCACACGACGAGGCGCTGGCGCAGCTGCAGGTGCAGCTGGACGCCGTGAAGCACGCGGCCCGGGACCAGATGCTGGCCCAGGGCGTGAAGAGCGTGAACACTGCCGACGGCACGATCGTGCTGTCGATCAAGACGCGCTACTCGACCCAGGACTGGGACGAGTTCAAGAAGTTCGTCATCGAGCACGACGCCGTCGACCTGCTCGAGAAGCGCATCGCGCAGCAGAACATGGGCCAGTTCCTGCAAGAGAACCCCAAGCTCATGCCCCCCGGCCTGCAGTCCAACTCCGAGTACGACATCAGCGTCAGGAAGCCGACGGGCGCGAAATGAGCCAAGAAACTGCCGGCGCACTGTACACGGCGGTTGACGCAGTTATCGGGATGCACCCCCGTACCGCCGAAGATGTCTTCGCCGTGGCGCTGTTCCTGCTGCTCGACGCTGCGCAGCAGATCGGCATGAACGATGTGGAGCTGACGACCGCGGTCACGCGCGGTCGCAACGAGTACAACCAAACCCAACACGACCAAGGAGTCGCGCAATGAACGCAATCGTCAAATTCAACGCACAGCAGGCCCCCGCTTTCGCACTGGCCAAGGCCGGCGAACGCTCCGAACTGGCCAAAGCCCTGGCGGGCGGTGGCGACACCGGTAACCGCATCTCGATCCGCGGCGGCGTGTTCCGTCTGGTCGTCGATGGCAAGGAAGTGGCCAAGGTCGAAGAGCGCTACCTCGACGTCGTGATGGTCAAGGCGGCGCCCAAGGTCAGCCGCATGTTCTACCTGAAGTCGTGGGATCCGGACAACCCGGCGGCGCCCAGCTGCTGGTCGCAGAACGGCGACGTGCCCAGCCCCGACTCGGAAGCGCCCCAGGCGACGAACTGCGCGGACTGCCCCCAGAACATCAAGGGCAGCGGTCAGGGCGAGAGCCGGGCCTGCCGCTACCAGCAGCGTCTGGCCGTGGTCCTGGCTAGCGATCAGGAAGGCAGCGTGATGCAGCTGGCGCTGCCGGCCACCAGCATCTTCGGCAAGGCCGAGGGCGACAACCGCCCACTGCAGGAGTACGCTCGCTTTCTCGCTGCCCAGAAGATCGACCCCGAGATGGTTGTCACCCGCATGCGCTTCGACACGGCTCCCGAGCACCCCAAGCTGTTCTTCAAGCCGATGCGCTGGCTGACCGACGACGAGTACGCCAACATCGTGCAGCAGGCCCAGACCGACGACGCCAAGAAGGCAGTCACGCTCACGGTGGCGGCCACCGACGGTGTGGTGTCCAAGCCGGCCGAGCTGGCGGGCGGCAAGCCCCCGGCCAAGCCCGCTGCGAAACCCCAGGAAGACGACGAGCCCCCGCCGCCGGCGCCCAAGGCCAAGGCCGCCCCGGCGGCCGACGAGGAACCGC